TACCAGTAGTAGTAACCTCAGGGTTACCAGTAGTAGTAACCTCAGGGTTACCAGTAGTAGTAACCTCAGGGTTACCACTTATATAATATCTAGTCGCATTTCCTTTGCTTTTTTTACTGCGAACAAACCCTAAATTTTCTAGTTCTCTTATAGAGTTTGTGATAGAATTTTTCTTAGATATTTTTAGATCCTCCATTAAAGAGTTATAAGCATACACAAAAAAAATTTCTCCATTTTCATCTGTAAAATTTTTTTTATTTTCTTCTAAGCAGGATACTTTATATCTATCTAACATTAGCATATATATAGAAAATGCTGTACTATTAATTACTCCATCCCTCCATAGCCTGAAGAGGCTCTTTGGGACTTGGTAAAATGGTTCTTTTTCTTTCAAGTCCCTTTCACCTCCCTTATTAGTTAAAAATAATTAATAGAGATAGCATTATTACACTAAAGATTAAACCAACTATAATTACACCTAATTCATCATTTTTAACTACTTCTTTCTTGTATAAATCTTCATAATAATCTGCAGCTTCTCTTAGATATTTAGAATTAAAATACATGCATTTTCTGTATCTCTTTTCTCTTTCAAGTTCATACTCAAGTCTGGCATTTTCATCCATTAGCTTCCTTAAATTTTCTTCTGTTACTTCAACTTTATTAAAAGTAATATCCATGTATTCACTTTCTATTTTTCCTATTTCTTCTCCAATTTTCATGCTGTCCTCCATATAAGAATAAATATAGCTAAAGCTTCTATTATAGAAATTACTCCTAGAATTGTTATAATAACCTCTCTATTATAAATTTCAGTCTCTTTTTCTAAAGAGAAATGATAATAATAATGTACTTTACCTCTTAGCCAAGCTATTTCATCTTGAAATGTTCTAAAATTTTTGTTTTTTCCCTCTTCTTTAATGTCTTGTATCAATTCTTTAACTTCTTCTATTTTTTTTATAATATCGTCAGTTTTTTCAAATTTTATTTCCATAAAATCTCCTATTTTCATATCACTCTCTCCCCTAAGCTACTTCTGTATTATCTCTTTCAATATTAGGTAAAATGCCGTTTTCTTTTAAGAGATTATATAAGAATAATCTTCCTTTCTGAGTCCAGTACATATGTGCTTTACTATCTAATGTCCCATCAGATTTTGTGTAAGGATTAGTTTTAGTTTGTGTATATCCATAAACAGCATATTTTTGATATAAAAACCATAATCCACCTTGCTTATATTGCACTCCTAGATCGTGTAAAATTTTGTTAAACTCCTGTGCAGATTTTCCATAGTCTTTTGCTATTACTGTTACACTTAAAAGCTCTTTACATTGTAAAATTAAGTCATAGTATAGAGCTTTTGGCTGGAACTCCATTATTTGTTGCTCTTTTATTTTATTTTCTAGCTTTAAAGTTTCTAACTGCTCTTGTTGATCCGCTGCAAGTCTTAAAGCTTCTGCAAATGTTTTTGGTAGTTGAAACTCTCCTTTTATGTAATTTTCCATTCTTTCAAATTCATTAATATAAGCTACATTTAAGTCGAATGCTTTTGACACTGCTGCACTATATCATCCAACCAGTTGAGCTACCCCTTTTTTTGTTATTAAATAGTTTCTATATTCTTGTTTATTTTGATGATGTATATAGGTACTTGGGATGTAGAAGGTTGCGGAAATTTCCGCAGACTCAAATTTCTTTACATATCCATCTATTTTTTCTAATAAATCCCTATGATTTACTCCTAGTTCTTCAGCTACTCTATTACTTGTTGTTACTAAAATTCCATTTATATTTTCAACTTTAACTATATAGTCACTCATTGTTTCCCTCCTATCACTCCATTTTAAATTCTTCTCTTACTGTATTTGCTCCTATCATTTTTACCCCTTTTTAATCTTTAAATAAATTCTTAGCTATAGTGTCATCATAATTTTCTTTTTTAGTTTCTCCAGCTTCTTCTATAAATTCTCCAGCTTCTGCATTTATGATATCTCCATTATTTTCTATAATTTCGATATCTTCAGTGTTTTTAGTCTCTGCAACTTTAAAACTCTTATCATCCTTTTCTATGTTTTCTAAAAATTCTACAGAAACTGGTAACCATTTTAATAGTTTTTTAACTACTGTTTTTTGTGCCATTTCTTCAAAATTCTTATTCCACACATCGTTTTTATATGACCCTTTTCTGTATTTTTCTTCATGTTTCACAACTTCATCTTTTGTCATATATTCAAATGCCTTCGCTCCATCTTTTAATATTGCAACTGCATAAAATCCTATTATTTCGCCTCTATCAGAAAAATTTGGTTTGTGCTTTAAATCTCTAGATAGACCGTAAGTTATCTCAAAATCATCATTTTCATAAACTGCATAGCTATAAATGTCTGATAATTGACCACTTCTTCTAAGTAACTCTATTAACCCTTTATACCCTATTTGAAACTGGCATTCTACTTTACCTAGTTTTTTATTTTCGAATGGGATTAAATAACATTGACCTAAAGTACCCGGCTCTAGCCCAAGTTGAGCAGATACCATCAATGCTCCCAACAAGCTCTCTTGACTACATTGAGCTAATTTTGGGTTTTGTCTAATTGTAGTAATAGCTATTCTAACAAACCTTTCACTATTTACATGTTTTGGCAATGCAGTTGCAAATTGTTTTGCTCCTGCTTGTATTACATCAAATATTGTTTTTGGTTTCTTCTCTACTACGGTTGTTTCCTTGTTTTGTGCTGTTAAACTGTTTTTTGCTACTGTCATTTTATCTACTCTCCTTTATTATCTAACTGCTAAAAATTTGCTCACTTTTTGATATTTACTTTCTAATTCTTTGTATTGTGCTACAAGTTCTGCATTAGCTTCTATCATAGCTTCTAAATCTGCTGTTTTTCTAGTTTGTATGTTAAATTTTAATTTCCCAGCTACTCCTTTTTGAGTTCCGTTATTTATTAATTCGAGCATTATTTGCTCTTTGAGTAAATCTTGCTCTTTTTTAAGATTGCTGATTTCTTTTCCAATATCTTTAACCTTTTGTGCTTTTTCTTCTAAGTCTACAAATTCAACTACTGTATCATTTTCGATATCCATTGCTTTTTTCTTTAAATAATCCATATAAGCGTCACTTCCGTCTGGCATTGGTGGTATCTGCTTTAGAATATTCTCTTTGTAGAATTCTGTTGCTTTACTTCTAATAAGTTCTATATCTTCTTCGCTTCTCTCTATCTTAAAATCTTTATATTTATTCCCACCAATCAATACAGCTATATATGCAAATTTATAGCCTGTAAGCATTAAATAATGCTGTACTTGTGCATAGTAATATTGTGGGACTACATCTCCTTCCCAATCTTTGTAGTTAAAAGCATTTGTAGTCTTTATCTCTAAAACTCCGTGTTCTCCACTGTTTTTATCTTTTAAAACAGCATCTAAATTTGCTATAAGAAAATTATCTACAACAGAGTAAGGGGCTTGGTATACATTAAATTCTCTATGCTTTTGAGCAAACACTTTCATTATTGTTGATTCGTGCATATGCCCCCAAAATGTAGCTTCATTACCCTCAAAATTTGATCCTTCTGTTTTGTCTATATAGACATCAATAATACTTTTGTATTTATTAACTCCTAAAATTGCTCCAATATCAGAGCCTCCTATTCTCTTTTCTCTTAGAGTGTGCCAATCATCGTCATTAGCATACTCATAGACTTCGTTATTTGTGCTTAGTGATTCTTTAAAGTCTTCTTTAGACATTTCTATAATAGAAGCTTTAGCAGTCGCTATAAGCTCCTCTAATTCAGCTTTTTTTAATTTGCTATACCCAACTAAACCCAATCTTTTTGCTTCTTCTCTTAATTCTTTAACTGTCATTTTTTTATCCTCCTTGAATTTTTCTTTTATATGCTGTATAATTCAAGTAAATAGATTTTTTACTATTTACTCTCAAAAACATCTAATGTCTTGCTTGGTCGGCTAAGTTAGATGTTTTTTATTTTTTCCTTTACTAATTCATTTGCCATTTCTTCTATAACTTCTTTAAAAGCTATTTTTACTGCAACTTTTATACTTTCTATATCCACTCCACTTGCCCCCCTTAAATAATTATCTAGTGCTAATTTCGGGATATAGTAAGCCCAGTTTTTACCTTTTTTTATACAAGAGCAGCCACTAATTTTATTAGCCTTTATTTGTTCTCTTACGGCTTGTACTGTGCAACCCATTTTGTTAGCAGCTTCTCCAACTGTGTAACTATTCTTCTCCATAAGTCCTCCTTTATGTCCATTTTAATAAAATTTCTATGGGTCTATTTATGCAGTACCACACTACTTTTAAAAGCCATTTAATCTTATGCCAAATAACATCTTTTACAGTAGCTTTTGCAAAATTTTCATTATATAACATTTTTACCAGCTCTTTTCTTTGATTTAGCCTTTAACACTAAACTTAAATAATGTTTTAATCTATTTATATTTCTATATTTTCCCATATAACTTGTCTTTAATTTCACATATTCACCATTTCTTTTAAAAACAGAAGTTAATCCTTTTTCTTTTACACTTATTGAAAAGCCTCCTTTATAGTGTCTTACAAGGTCTCTTTTTTTTCTAAGCTCTCTTAATTTCTTTTTCATCCTTAGCCTCCATTTTTATATATATCTCTATTATTTCCACAGCTTCCACGAGTGTTAATCCTAGTGGAAATGGTATTTTATACCAATATTTTTTTAATATATTGCAGTGCATTTACCCCTCCTATTCTTCAAAAAAATAAATTCTATCTGCAGTTTTATTATCCCAACCTGCTTCTGTAATTGCTTTCATTCCTAAAATTCCAATAAAATAATTATCTAACCAGTCTATGTCTACATCTAATAAGTATCCCCATTCAGCTGCTCTTGAACAGCTTCCAGTATAGGAAAAATAAATACTTTTTTTCTTTTTTTCATTGTATTGTTCTATACTGTAAGTAGCTCTTTTTATTAAATCCTTATGTACTATTACTTTTTCCATATCTTCCATATTAATTTTTATTTCTTTGTGTATTCTCATATAAATCCTCCTTTATTTTAAGCAATCATCATTTTATAAATTTGATAAAGCATTCCTAATGCTCTGTCTTTTAGTTCATGTTTACTTTTTTCCAGAATGGCATTATTCTTTTTATACCATTCTTTCGCTAGGCTTCTATCACAGAAGTGTTTCCAGTCTACTCCTAAAAAATCTAATTGTTGTCTATCTTTAAGCTCTAATAATCCAAAAATTAATCTAGCTTCCGCATCTTTGAAATATAAGTCTTTCATTTTGCCCTCCCTAAAATTTAAATTTGTTACCTATTAGGATACGATTTTTGCAAAAAAAATAGGCGTTGGATCATCTATCTTTAAAACTTCCATAATCTTAAAAATTTCGTCAGAATTGAACACTCTTGAATTTAATTTATTGTTGAAAGTTTTAGTAGACATTCCTATAGCACTAGCTTGTGCTTTTTTTGTAAAGTACCCATTTTCTACAAATTTTCCCATTAATTTGTTTATGTTTACCATAAAAAGCCTCCTTTCATACATTTTTTTACTTTGTTACCTTTTAGGTTACATTAATAATAACATTTATTTTTTTCTTTGTCAACACCTAATAGGAAATTTTTTTAATTTTTTTAGAAAAAAACGTTGCTTTTTAGGTAAAAATAGTTTATAATAAAGAAAAATTAGGAGGTAAAATTTATGGAAAATAAAATGTCTAGAAAAAAGAATCCACCTACAAAAAAAGAAATAGAATTAGCTAATAAACTTCGTGCAAAAAGATTAGAAAATAATTTATCACTTCAAGAAGTAGCTGATAAATTAGGAGTTTCAAAAGTAACTGTTTCTAGATATGAAACTTTGGATATTACTAATATTCCTAGTGATAAAATTGAAGGAATGGCAAAATTATATAATACTACACCTGCTTTTTTGATGGGATGGGAAAATAAAAAAGAAGAAAAATCAAATATAGATATAGATACTATAAATACTGATTATATAATGATACCACTATATGAAAGTATATCAGCAGGGTATGGAGCTAGTAATTCTGAGTTTATAGAAATGATTCCAGTTTTTGGATTAAAGAAAAATGGAACAACATATTTTGCTGTAAAAGTTGAAGGAGATAGTATGGAGCCTAAAATTCCAAATGGATCAACTATCATAATAAAAAAAGATATAGCTATAGAAAACGGAGAAATAGGAGCTTTTTGCTTAAATGATGAAAATTTTGTTAAGCAGAAAAAATTAATAAAAGATAAACTTGTTCTTCATTCTTTCAACCTAGCATATGATGATAAGTTGGTTGGTGAGTATGATGAGTTTAAAGAATATGGTAAAGTTGTGAAGGTAATGATAGATCTATAATGGATCTATCTTACTTTATATATAAAAAAGGGAGTGATTTTATATGACTATCGATGAAGTAAAGGAATTTGCTAAAGTAAAGGGGATTATGCTTCCACCACTACAAAGCAAAAAATACTTAAATTTAGTAAGTACACAACTTACTAATGATGAGGAGTTGCTATTCTTTTGCCAAGCAAATGAGGGGAAAAATGACGGTGCTCTAATGGTTACGTCTAAAAGAGTTGCATTTTTAATTATTAAATTGTTTGGTGGAGTAAGTGCTGTATCTGTAGATATTTCTAAAATTAATAGTGTTTCTAAGAAAAAAGGTGCTTTGATGGGAGAGTTAGAAATATGGGATAATTCTGGAAAAGTATTATACAGTATGCCTTCTGCACACACAGATATGGCAGAAAATGCAATAAATGAGGCTAAAGCTAAATTAAATGCTCCAGCTTCTACAACTGTTATAAATCAAGTTAGTGGAGCTGATGAGATACTGAAATATAAGACTTTATTGGATCAAGGAATAATTACAGCAGAGGAGTTCGAGAAAAAGAAAAAAGAGTTATTAGGACTTTAAAAAAATAAAAAATACCCCAGCAGTGCATTGCGACTGCACTAAAGGGGCTAAAAGAGTGTGTTCTCTTTTGTTTCGTAATTAGATTATAACACACTCTGTTTTATTATGCAATTTTTAAAAAGGAGTGTGATTTTTTATGCGTAGAGAAAATGGAACAGGAACCATTTATAAGATTAAAGATAGAAGGCTTAGAAAGCCTTACAAAGTTATAGTTGTGACTGGCTATAGTTTGGATAGTGGTAACCCAATTCGTAAAGTTTTAGGCTACTATGCTAAAGCTTCTGAGGCTACAGAGGCTCTAAACAATTATTTAAAAAATAAAAATAGTTTCGATTTGAAGAAATTAACTTTAAAAGAAATTTATGATAGATGGTGGGCAGTACATAAAACTAAGGTTAAAGAAAAGACTGAAAAATCTTATGTTTGGTGCTATAACAAGTACATTTCTAAATTAGATAATAGAGTTTTTTCTGAGTTAAAAACTTTGGAGTTGCAAGAATTTTTTAACAAAGAAATAGCAGGATGGTCTACACAGTCCCTAACTAAAAATATCTTAAAAGCCTTATATGACTATGCTTTAAAATATGAAATTGTGGATAAAGACTACTCTAAATTTATCGAATTAGTAAAAAAAGAAAAATTAATCAAAAGGGCGATATTTACAGAAATTGAAAGAGAGACTATTTTTCAATCGGATAATAAAATTTGTAAGGCTGTTATGGTTTTAATCTACACTGGCTTAAGAATAGATGAATTCTTGAGTTTAAAGAGGGGAAATATAGAAAATGGATTTATTTTTGTAAATGCTTCTAAAACAGATGCAGGTATAAGAACTATCCCAATACATCCAAAAATAAAAAACATTATAAATGAATTTTTAGAGGATAATGGAGAGTATTTATTTATTTTAAAAAACAATGGAAAAAAGGCAGTTTATGAAACTTTTAGACTAGGTTTTAAAAAAGCTATGGCAGAGTTAGAAATGGAGCATACGATTCATGATACTCGGCATACTTTCGCAAGTATGTTAAATCAAGTTGGAGCTAATGATGTAATTATTAGTAATCTAGCAGGACATGAAGATAAGGAATTTACTAAAAAGACTTATACCCATACAGAATTAGAGGATCTAGAAAATGCTATAAAACTTCTGCAATAAAATAACACTAAAATTTATTATTTTTTTTAATAAAAAGTGGTGTATATTGTGGTGTACATAGATTAAAAATTTATATAATTTTCTGCATTTTAGTCACTTTTTGAAAGTGGCAAAAAATGGGCTAAACTATTGATATAATGTAGAAAAAATAAAAAAATTAAAAAATATTTGATATAATAAATAAATAGATGTATTATAAAAAAGTAAATTAAATTAGAAAGAGATGAACAAATGAAAAGAATTTTTTTTATTTTATTTTT